CTGTTGTATACCTGAGATGTTTGGTTCATGGATGCTTCGCTTGGCTGGAACACGCTACGCCCGGGGGACAGCAAGTTTCCTTCAAAATCTACACCCTTGTATCGAGCCAATGCGCCAGTCGCCGCCCCAGCACCAGCGGCCATTGCCTTTTGAGCGGAGCTTTCTTCTTGTTCTTTTTTCTTGCTTTCGGCTTTTGATTCTTGTTCTGCTCTTTCCAAAGCATCGAAGACATCATCGTTTGCCTCGCCAGATGAAGATTCGGCCTCAACATTTCGCATGGCAGGCTCTGTAACAACAGAATCAATATGGGCAGGTGGCCTTGCACGGCGCATAACGGGCGCAGAAGGTTGCTCAGAAGGCTTTTCATCCGAGTCAATGCCCTCTTCTTTCAGGCGGGCCTTAATCCTTGCTTGAATTTCTTCATCCGTCATGGCTGAGTGCCTTTCAATCTGGCTTGATATTTTTTGCCCTTGTCCCTCAAGATGCCCTCATACACGCCATTCTCAATTTTGATGTTTGGATCTTGGCGGTAGATGTCAAAGTGTGGGGACAGGCTTCCAGCCGCAATTGCTTGCGGCAAGCCATCAGAGATCACATCATGCAAACGCCTTGCATGCTTCAACTGTTCTTTGTTCAGGTCAACCTGATGAGCAATTGCTTTTGGACTTTTGTCGATGTGCATTTCTTGAGCAATAAGTTGGGCCATCTTGCCTTCACCAGCCTTGCTCGGATCAATGCCCCTTGCCAACAAGCCATAGTAGGCACTGGTAGCAAGGTTGTTTATCAGGGTGTCCCTGTATGCCTGCTCATTTTCATTCAGACTTGCATCCAACCCAGCAGAGATGGGAATGCCAACGTTGACGCCGTAGCCATTCCAATTGACCGACAGGCCCTTTTCAAGCATTGCAGGCAAGCCGCCAGCCTGACGAATCAAATTTGTCACCTTCACAAAAGTTGTTGGCTGTGCCCTGATCGCGTCTTCAACAGACTCGTTGGCATGCATTGCGATTGCATAGTTTTGTGGGTCATTGACCTGTTGCAGTGCCCTGTATTGACGCGCAGGTTCGGCATTGGCTTCTGTTGCGCTTGCAAGGACACTGGCATTTGCCGCCTTCTCATCTTCAGTGGCGGCTTGTTTGTACTTCAAAGCAAACGAGGGCTTGATCTTGAAATCAGATACGGGCGCTGTGGCTGGGTTTGGTTCGGTAGCAGGCGCGGCAGAAAGATCTTTCATGACTGCAAGCGCATCAGATCCTGCGGCTGGAGTTTGAGCACCCATGCGTTCGCTTGCATTGCCTGTAGTTCCTGTCGGATACACTGGTGGACGCTCGACTTGACGGGCAACAATTGCTTTCAGGCCTGCCCTATATTGGTTTTCATCAATCATGCCAGACTTGCGTTGCGCATCAAGCAATGCAAAGTCTTGTTGCTGTTGTTTGACCAGCAAATCATTCTGCGAGACACGCAATGTCTGATTGGTTTTTTCGGCATCGAATGCGGCCTTTGCGGCGGCGGCAACGGCTGAGTTTGGAGCCAGTCCAGCAATTTGGCTATAAACATTTTCGTCCATTGGTTTGCCAGATTTTTTCCATTCAGAAAAAACTTGTGCGGCTTCTTGAGATTGCCCCATGCCAATCTTTGACTAAGCAAGCTGTGCCCTGAGTTGCGCAATAGGCAGTTGTGCGGCACGTTGTTGCTCAATGTTTTCACCCATAGCTTCAGCGGCACTTCCAAGGCCAGCCATGAATCCACCAAGCTGTGGCTTAGCAAAGCCAGCGTCAATCTTGAACCAGTTTGGCTGAGAATATCTTTGCTCAAGAGCATCTAAGCTCTGCTTGAGCGCGTCTTGATACTCTTGCGTGTCCTGATCTCTGGCATTGAAAAAATTCAACTTGCTTGGGTCGCCAAAAGTGGAGGCCGATAACGGACTTGCGGCAGAGGTTTCAACTGGATTAGTAGCCATGATTTATTTCCTCATCCAAAGTCATATGGATCATTGCTGGGTTTGGTTTGATTCGACAAGCCGTTGTAGTAGTCAGACCAAGACTGCCCCTGATCTACAGGTGGCTGTGGCGCTGGAGTAAAGTTCCCAAAATCATAGCCACCGCCCAATGGGTCATTGACAACCGCACCACCACCATAGATTGGATTGCCCTTTGCATCAATTGTTGCGTTGTTTGCTGGAGTGCCCGATGGCGTAGATCCAGACCCAAATGACTTCAGCCATCCCGACAAGTCGGCATAACCAGTCAAGCCCTCAAACGGAGATTTTCCGCCTGTTGAGGGCTTAGCAAAGATACCCGCCGTAGTGGCACCCAAGGATGAAAGCGCACTCAATGGCGAGCCCTTGAATGTTTGGACAGACGATGTTGGGATGGTCAATCCACGCATCAACTCAGCTTGCTTGGACAGCGCTGTCAGTGGGAACATTTGCTCGTTTTGCTTAATGGTCTGCTGTTGACCACCAAGGGTAGCCAAAGCATTGACATCACCAAGGCCCAATGTTTGGGTCTGACCAGCCAAGTTACCGCCAGTAGTGGCGGCGTTGATAAGGTTGGCTTGTTCTGTGGCAGACAGGTTGCCAGCAGTCTGGCCCAATAGGGCTTGCAGGGCCTGCTGTTTCTGCGCGTTTGCCATCGCGTTTTGATAGCCAGCCTGCAATGCTTGGTTCTGTTGGGCCAAGATGTCGGTGTTTGCGTTTTGGATGGTCTGACCAAGAACCTCAGCGCCACGCTTAGAGCCAAACTGACCAGAGCCAACTGCGGCGGCAGTAGCTTGTGGGGCCAAGTTCTGCTGAATGTTGCGCTGGCCCAAAGTGCCAATTGAATTCACCACATCCTGTGTGTATGGATTCATGTACTGCTTAGCCAACTGTGATTGGTCAACATTGGCGTTGCTCAGGTATTGATTGGCGGCATTAAGTGGGCTGACATTTGATGCGCGTCCAAGCGTGCCAGTGGCTTGAGTCAACGTGGGCTGGTAGTTGCCTACATTTTGATCAACATTGGCAAATGCTTTTGTTTGCAGTGGCTGAGCACCAACAAACTGAGCTTTCTTTGCCGCATCTTGCCCGCCAGATGCAATGCTGTTCAGGTAGTTTGTGTAATAAGACGGCGCTTGCGTTGCCGTCGTTGCTGAGCTTTGAAGTAAGTCTGCCATCTTTAGCCTTTCATTGCCTCATGCATGTATTGCAGGGGGCTCTTTGCCTTTGGGGGTATTTTATTGTCTGGGGCCGATCTTTTGTGCGCCCGAATCTGTTCGCGCATGCCGTCCAGCATCCTTGCGCCTTGTTTGTTTGATCCACGACCCAGCGAGGTCACAAAAGCCTCTGGCAGGACGTACTCGCCATCAGCAATCTTGGCTGGGATGGGCTGACCGCCACTGCTGTGGCGCACAGGGATGCTCCGACGGAACTGCTCCAGCGCACCCGCGCCAGCCTTGCTAGAACCGTCTCCAAAGGCCGCAACGGTGTCGGCATCCACAACATAGTCACCGTCGTGCAAGACGGCTGGAATGTCGTCTGATTGGCCTGTACCACGCCCTTGCGCATAGTGACCAGTTCGGCCAGTTACAAACTCAGGATTGTGTCCCTTTGGCATCCTGACGTCACCGCCACGAGCGTAGGATACTTGACCAAAGTCAGCAAACTCTTGCGGGTTGAAGTCGTCTTGATAGGAAGCTTGTGGAGCATCATTCAAGTTAATTTGTTGGGATGACAGCATGGATGGGGTTGCGCCAACTCGCTCCATCAAAAGCTTGGACATGTCTGGCGTCAGGGTTGGGAACAGTTGCTTCAACTTGTCCAACTCAAACGCATCGGTTGCGCCACTTGTATTCAAATAGCTGTTGCCAACTGCCTGCAACGGCGAGCTTTGTGATGTGGCTTGATTGGAGCCGCCGCCAGATGGAATTGAGCCCAATGGCGATGTTGGCGCTTTGCTATCAGGGCCAAGCGACACAGACACCTTTGGAAGATTGACTTTGTAGTAATCAGGGTCGGTTGCCATGACCGGGGAGCCAGTCACATCAGGATTGTTGATGAAGGAGCTTGGGTCTCCAAGCACTGGGGCGGCTCCAGTTGGAGTAAAGCCCAAGCCACCAACAACACCAGTTGCACCCGTCACTGGATTGGTGACTTTGGTAGTCAACCCCTGACCGCCACCCATCGCTTTAATTGCGGGCGATGTTGGCATCTGTAAACCAAGTCCGGCATTCGCGCCAACCAAACCATAATCTACAGGCGAGTACCCAACATTATCTGCCCCAGTAGTTAGCGGGTTTGCAGTCAAACCAGTGCCAGTCGATGAATTAAAACCAAATTTTGGCGTGGATGTGGAGCCCAAAGAATAATCAGCCTTCACTGAATAATCATTTGTTGGCTCAATGTCAGGCTGTCCATCGGCTGAAGACAATGGAGAGATGTTTAAATTGTCTTTGTTGAGGGTAGGCGTGTTTGCGGCTGTTGCAACGGCATTCAAGCCTGAATTTAGTGCTGTAGTCAGGGCTGTATTTGTTCCGCCAAAAGCGCCAGCAATAAGGCCGTCTTCCAAGGCTTTTTCAAGACTATTGCCCTTTGCAAGGCTGGATGTGACTCCAGCGGCGCTTGCGCCTGCGGCACTGGCGGCAATTGTTGCCATTGTTGAACTAACGCCAGCACTTGCGGCGGCAGAGCCAGCGGCTGATCCGGCAAGCCTACCAGCGCCAGATGCGATTGCCGAAATAGCAATATCCTTCACACTGCCGCCATGCATTGCTGTAACGGCGGCGTTTGCAACCATCGGCGGAACCCCAATTGCCGTCAACGCAATCGTCTCAATGATGGGCATTGGGTCTCTGATGATGGCGGCGGCGGTGTTTGCTACGCCATTTACAACCTTCTCCGCAAGCTTTCCAACGATAGGAATGTCGTCAACAATGTTTCCAACAAACTTTCCAACGTTGCTTACAGCCTTGCTTACAGGGGCAAGGACTTCTTTTTTAATCCATTTGCCAGCTTTTTTGAGACTCATTGCGTCACCTCAATAACAAATTGATCTGACGGCTCGCCATTTTCACCCTGAGTGAATGATATGGGAAGGTTCGCCATTCGTATCAAACGAACGATCTGATCATCTTCTACCCTGCCAACCATAGCCCTGAACCCTGCAACCTGAAATGATTTGTAAAACTCACGGATGGCTTCAACAATTTCACGGGGCTGATCAAGCGACATCAAATGAACTTCAGCGACACCCTCTTCCAAGGTGTGCATGACCAACAATGTGTTGGAATGGCGCAAAATTCTTGTTTGCCCACCCTTAATTTCTTCTGACAAAAACCTGTAGACAGAATCAAAGTTCAAGTCGTTGTCTTCGCAATATTTGCTAATGATGTCTTCGGTAGAAGCTCTGTTTTGTGCATCAATCATGGTTGCCCCACATTCATAATTCCAACAAATTGTTCTGCCCAATCTTGCCAATCATCAAAGCCCCTGCTGTCTGGTACGCCAGAGTCCATGAAGTTTGCCAAGCCAGCCAATCCATTCACCCAATCTTTCCATCGCTCTTCTGGCGCAATTCCAAGCTGTTGCTGAGCAAACAACTCGTCAGTGAGCTTGCACCACTCGTCCCAAGACATGCCTCTGGGATCGTATGCAATCGTCATGGGTTGCCCGTTCCACGGACATCTCCGCTTTCGACAGAAATCAAAACCTTACCCATCTGGTAGTTGCCGTTTTCAGTGTTGGACTCAAAACGCAACCTCAATTCACGGCGCTGTTCGCGCATGTCAACCTTCAGTGTGTCGGGCTCAAACGTATAGGGCTCCGACTCAATGTCGGCATCGTTTGCGTAGCCCTTGCCAGTCACCACCACACTCATCTCGCCCTCTTGGACAAAGTCGGGCTCAACGCGATCAATACGCGCCCATAAGTTGTCGCCAACAAGCTGGGTGTTGCCCGGCCCGCCAGTCACCAAACCAAGGTTGCACGTCTCAAACGAGGAGCGAATTGCATTTACGTTGGTCAAATAAACCTCGTTGACACCCTTCTCGTGTTGCCAGATGTTGTACTTGCTTTGTTCATTAATTTCGTTGCCAGCCCACACAGGGTACTTGAACACCTCGGTAAACGCGCCAGCAGAACGACGCGCACCAACCGACTGTCCAGCGTCATACCAAGTCTTTTCACGCACGTTGTAGATGATTGCGTCGGTGCACTCGGTGGCATCGCCTTTTGGGTAGAACCACCAAATTTCACCGAAGCGGGGCACTTTTGATACCCAAACCTTTTGACGCTGTGAGTAGTTGACATTGTCAAAAAAGTAGTTCTGGTTTATGGTGTTTTGGATCTCTTGCACCACGCCGTTGTAGCAAAGGAAACGATCCACACCGCACCAATAGAAGATACCGTCGTACTCAATCACAGACTGAGAAGACATGATTGATGTCTGGCTGGTCATCAAGTCATAGCGCCAGTAGAAGGTCAGGCCACCAACAGTGGTTGGGCTGTAAGAGACGCGAATGACAGAGTCCAGAGACCAGAACAGGCCAGAGGGGGCGGTAGTGCCGCCACGGATTGGAAGGCCCTTGACAATCTTGCCAGTGGACACGTTGTTGGCGTTTGAGTCAGATGAAACCCAGTCCGAAAAGTCACCCGCCGCACAATTTTGGATCAGGCCGTTATTGCCATAAACAAACATGTATGGGTGAAGCATGACTACCCCACCAGAGACAGAGATGTTGTTGTCAAAAGTTGCTGTAATGCTGGCGGATGCGGTTGCGGCGGCAGACATCAAGACCGCTGTACCAGCAACGGAAACAACGGTTGTGCCCGCAGGTATGCCAGTGCCAGTGATGGTTTGACCAGCGCCGACCCTTGTGTTGGCAACAGCAAGCGTAAATGTAGTAGTGCTGTTGGTCGTACCTGCGGCAGTAAAAACGCCCACAGGGGCCAAGGAGGAGCCGGGGAACGCGCCAAACAATGGGCGGGTGTTTGTGGTGCTGTCAATCGCTGAGAGGTTTTGGCCGGGATGCGCAATCAAATTGTTGGTGCTACCGCCCGTCGAGTCATAGCCAATGTCAAACTGCCAAAGATTGTTGTTGTTTGATGTAAAGCCAGAGCTTATTGTGTAGGGGGATGGGCCAGCACCAATCCCATCCTCATTGTCTGTTGTCCATTGCTCTATGCCTGCGTTGTAGCCAGAGATAACGTAGTTCAATCCGTTCTCGGAGGTCATGATCATGCCGCGAGAGATGTTTGTGGCATTCAAAAAGATGGCGTTGTACCCACCAATCTTCCTTGGCATACCGCGCTGGAAACGAACCCACTCGCCATCGACATAAGTGTCTGACGCGAATTGAGTGCCGTCCCGCTGGATGCCGGGCTTCACCGAGAGGGTGGTAACCTTTGCCGTCAAAATGCGCCCCCAGCAACGCCAACAGGAACCAATAGGCCAGTCGTTGTAAGCGTCATTCTGTTCGTGCCTCCAGCAGAAAAACCAAGTTGACCACTACCAACCAAGTACAAGCCAGTTGTTGTGTCACTGGCAAAATTTAATGTTGGAGAAGCCGCCGCGCCATTGGCAAGTGTCAGCGATGTGATTGAGCTTGCGCTGGTAGATGTATTGGCGTTGTAAACGTTTGTTCCATCGCAGACAACAATAACCGTCTGGCCTTGGGCCAAGGTGAACGTTGATCCACCACCAACAGCCGTCCTAAACGTCAATGAAAAAGCACCGACAGTCGCATTTTGGATTGAATAAAGCTGGACAGTTGATGGAACAACAACCACGCAGTTGGATGTCAAAGTGCCAATGTATGACTGAATAACGTTTGCACCCTCTACAGATGTCAGGGTTACCGTGCCGCCAGTTACGCTCTTAGAGAGCGTAGTAAACGCAAATTGATTTGACCTGCCATATGCAAATGTGTTGTACCCAGAGCCAGTACAAACAATAACCAATGACTCAGTCAACTGAAGCTGTTGATTTGCGTTGCCATCAATGGTGTCAACGCCTTGTGGGGTGATGGTAAGTACGCCAGTGCCGCCATTGCGCACAATAACAAACCAGTTGTTGCCAACGCTTGCAGATGGGGGAAGGGTCAAGGTTCCAACGCCACCATTCCAGACAATAAACTTTGCTCTGTCAGAGGTTAAGAAGGTGTAAGTTGAAGAAATTGTGGACAGTTCATAAGACTGATTTAGGGTCGTGTTTAAGGCGGTAAGGCCAAAGCCCGCCAATGAAGACGCATTGGCCGACGACGTGCCAGCACCAAATGTAATAACCGTCCATGTGCCGTTGTCAGTGCTGTTGTTGGTCAGATAAATAAACTGCGCAATGCCAGAGGCAATCGTGGCGATCACACCGCTACCAGCATTGGTTACGTTGAATGAGTTGGCTCCAACGTTTCGGATGATGATGTTCTGACCAACCGAAACCTGTTGGGCGGAGGGCAAAATCAAAGACAGGCTACCCGCCGTGGCAGTGACATCCATGATGTTGGCGACAACGCTGGTGTTATTGCCATTGATCGGCCAGTTAAGCGTAGTATTTGCTGAAATACTCAAAGACTCGTAACCAACCTGCGACGGGTTGATTGTTGAGCCAGTTAAAGGATTGACATAGTTGGTCATGGTTATGAGTCCACAGCAATGGTTTGTCGGTCACCAACTCGTGTGGTGTCTTCTGTCTTCAGCGCGGCAATTGCTTCCTTATACTTTTCTTGAAAGATTTGGCGCTGATCGTTCTTCAGAAATGGCATTGCCTGCAACAAGGTTCCATACAGCATGGCGTTGGGCGCATTGCGGGTGAGCCAGTTGGTTTGAATATCAGACGACAATGGCTGGATGCGCTCGTAGTACAAGACCTCAAATTCATAGTCTTGATCAGGTGTCGGGGCCAAGTACCAGTTGTCGTAATCAATGTCCGAGTAAAACAATGGCTGGCTTGTCTCGGTTGCGTCAGGCCAATAGTTCTTCAGGTACTCAAACTTGCGCAGGAGCACTGGCTGAGCACCAGTGTCCGTAGTCAGTGTCATTGAGACCGTCTTGCGCCAGCGGGCAGGCTTTTGCAAGATTGGGTTGTCAGCGGTCATTGTGGCGGAAGCAACATTCAACTGACCAAGGGTCTTGATTTGCTCAGCGATCTCAAATTCGCACAGCGTAATGAACGTGGGAATTGCCGCAACCGTCGCTGGATCACTGCGCTCCAGATACTGAAGCACGGTAGAGTTGAGGGAGTCATAGGTCATGACCCAGCTTGGAGTAGACATTCTCGCCCTTTCTTGGCTGTTTTTCCCTAAGAATTATTCACGCCTATTTTAAGGAAATTTAAAATTTATGCCAGTGCCTGCAAGGCTTTCTCGGTCTTGGCAATTCGGTCTTCCAGACCATGTGTCCCACCATTGATCTTCTTGGTCACCGCAGTGATGTCAGAGGCAATTTCGTTCAGGCGATTGGTCGACCAAAACCAGCCAGCCGATAGGGCGGCATAGATGTTGGTCTCGACTAAGTCAGGGTCAGAAACGACATCTACGTCAATTGCCTTGCCAAAAGCCTCGTAATTTGATTTACCTGTCAATTGGATCAGCCCCCTGCCACGGTACTTCCAGCCGTCCCCAGACGCCTCATCCCCGTTGCCCATGCGGCTGGAGTACACCTTGTTGGCGATCTTCTCTGGGTTGCGGTGGTAGGGCTGGGCAGACTCCAGCGTGGGGAAGCGCTTGGGCCACACCTTGCACAGGCTTTCAGCCTTATAGTTCAAGTTCTCAGTCAAAGCCGTAAAGTTGGCTGATTCGTGGGCACACTGGCCCAAAAAAGATGCCTGCTGTTCAGGCGTTTCGATGCCAAAGGTTTCAAAAGCAAGATTGAGTGCCTCTACCCAATCGGTGGCCTTTTGCGGGGACATGTTCAAAGCTTGGGACAGTTGATCTGCGTTCATTTGAAACCTTTTTAATTCATTAAAAGCTAAACCTGTTGTCTTGATTTGTCACAAATCAATCTTACCATTTAGGTGGCAATAGTGCCATAACAGGGAGTTTTTCATGTACAAGATGGAAGTGAATATTGGTGAGTATGATTTTTTGGAAAATGAAGTTGTGATCATTGAGTCATACGACTTCGATAAGTTGGCAATTATTGCTGAGTTCATTGAGTTCCAAAAAGAATACGGTTGGGCTGTTGACTACGACGTGACTGAAGAGTTTGAAGACGCTCAGTGCGACGAAGAAAACGAGTACGAAATCGGTGAAATTGTTGAAGATGAAGACGGCTTGGTCTGGAAGCGCGTGGCATAATTGCTATGCAGTTGTCTTGCAAGGGAGTCTTCGGGCTCCCTTTTTTTTGCTACTGAATATCGTGATCGGCTTCTATATCTCTTGCCAACTGTCTCCAGTCAAGGCTTCGTTTGTACAAGGTATAAACACGTTCATCAGTCAAGGGTACAGATCGTCGATTTATCGCCACATTGGCTTGAGCTAAAGCAACCTGTGTCTCATTCAGAATGCTATGCAGTTCTTTGATCTCTGATTTGAGATGGGCAATAAGGTCATACGTCATAAATCTTCCCCCTGAACTCGATTTGCCCCTCGGCCCACTTATGTGCCAACTCGGGCCACATCAACCGACCATTATGGAATGTAAGGACGGAAAATCCGGAACGCCAGTTGGTTGGGCTGTCTTCCAGATAGTCGGCAAACTGGGGGCCGTTGGGCTCTGCCAAAGTGCCTGTATCCACGCCAAAGCGGTTTCCGTTGTAGTCGCTGAAAGGTGTCACTTTGAGGCTGTGCAGATGCCCTGTAACGATGCTTACGCCAGCATTGACAGTGTTGTTGTGGGTAGCATGAATACCACCCTTCCAGCGGTGCTTAACAGACACCTGCTCGGTAGGCCAGCAAGACCAGCATGGATGCCAAGCAGGGAAATGGTCTTTCAGGCTAAAACCTTTTACAAATTCGTATTGAGGAGCATTTGCGGCCAATCTGTTCTCAAAACGAGCATCATGATTACCCAGCGTCCATATTAATGAAATATTATGTCTTACTTTTTTAGCTGTATCTTCAATTTCGCCCATTGCTATTTCACAGGCTTTTAATTCTTCAATAACTGATGGAGTTTTACTCCAACCATGAGGAGGATAGCGGCTGATTGAAGCGCCGTCAAAAATATCGCCATTCGCGATCAGTGCCTTTGGCTGAAGTTCGCGGATCAAGAAAAGAAGACCCTTGTAAGCGGTTGTGTGGATGCCGGGCCAGAAGTGCGCATCACTGAAAACAATGACCGTACCATTTTCAATGCCCAGCATTTTTCGGGCAGGATTGTTTGGAACTTTAATCAGTGGCCCCTGCTTTGAAGTCTCAAGGGACACGCCATGCAGTTCCTCAAGTCGCTTGCGTCGGCGGTGGGTATTGCGCAAATCAACGCCAAGCTCCTCGGAAACTTTTTTTGCTGACTTAAGTCTTTGCCAAACTTCAATGAATTCTTTGTCGGTGGTGACAGCATGTGACATATAAGTCCTCAGTGAATTTGCGTAACTTAAATGGAATCAATGACAAAGAGATGAAACTTGAAGTTAATTTTACTTTTTTTGGTTTAAGGTGTTGTAAATATTACTATATGCATCAATGCAAGCGTTCAGTTGTCTGATGGCCTTGTCTCCGTCTTCGGTGATGGCGATAAGACGTTTAGCAGTCTCTGAGTCAAGTTCGGCGTCTGCTTGAACGCTATCTCTGGGGGCAGGGGAGGGATCTGTGGAGGCTGGTAGGGTGCAGGTCGTTTTGACAGGAAGCCGCAACCTGAGAGCGCCAGAGTCAAGAGCAGAATGCAACTTTTGAATATCAATCTTTGCTTTTTCATTTGAAGTCCTTAATGCGTTTGCAGTTGTGTTGACGGCGGTTGCCAAAGCTTGCTCCTTGACCCTTGCCTGTTCGTTCAATAGTTGAATTTCATCCAGTTGGTGGTTGGATTCCATCCACTGGCCGTACCAATACCCGCCACCAAATGCGGCAAATAGAAGAGTCCAGACAAGAGCAAGTTCACGCATCATTACTCTTCCCACGGACGTATGCAGTTGCCGCCATGAAGGCAACAACAATCGTTCCCATCGCCGCGCAATATGTGGTCACCAATCCGTTCAGGGCGTTAACCTTTTCCAAAGTCACCAACCCTGATGCAAGGAAGCCAATCAACGCTGGCGGTGCGATAATCGCAAACCAAGACATGACACGCTGTTGGTCAGCCATCTTGTCCATGTTCTCGATCATCATCATGCGCTCAGATCGAGCCAACTCGGTATCGGTCACCACGCCATCGTGATCAGCATCAAATGCGTTATAGGTTGAGTTTTGTTCCAGTTGCTTTGTCATCTCGCTTCTCCCTTTCAATTTGTCGTCTTAATCGTTCAAGCTTTTCGGTCTGCGCCTTGACTTCATTCTTGGCGTCCAGAATGTCCAAGTACAGCATGCCGCCCAAGGGCAGTAGCAAACCTATCAGCACACAGCAGGCCACCCACCCCATGATCTCTTCCCCTATTTCTTGATGAACAGAAACCACATCCAGATGTACAGGAGGACTACCGCTGTCCCTGCCAAGTACGCTTCTTTGAGAAGGAACCGTCTTTTTGCTTCCCTTCGTCGCCATGATTTGTACCTCTCCTTGGACTCCTTCCTCAGTCTGGCCTCTTCTTGCTCAGCCGCAATAATGGCCTTGGTCTCGAACATACGGCTGTAGAGCGCCCCCATCTCCTTGGGAGCGTTGTACACCATGCACTCTCTTATCTCAACCTCCAGCGCCGCCATTTGGTCTTGCGCCATGATCCTTTTAAGGGCCGCTTCCATCAGGTTGGCATCTGGGTCATAGACGCTCTTTGAACGCTCCTCCTCGGCCCTTATATGCGCCGCCAACTGCTCCTGAAGACGAAAGAAGGTGTTCAGTTGCTCCACGATGGACAGCATCACCTTCGTATCGTCGACAGCTACATACTTTTCCTTCTTTTTCGCCACAGGCTGGACTGCGTCTGATCTGGCTGGCTTGGTTCCGAAGAGCCGCTTCCAAAAAGACTGTACCTGTTGGGCATCTCCGACAATTTCATCAACCGTGGACTTGACGTCCATGAATGACTCTTTACATTGCCTATAAAGCTCGGCTCCCTCACGGATTGCGGTAACGCAGGCTTTGGCGGCGAAGAGGATGGTGATCGGGTCAATTTATAGCCCCAGAAGCTTGTTGACAAAGTCAGCCGCAACACCGGGGCCAAACAGCACGGCCAAAAGCAAGCCGTACAACAAATACTCAATTTTGGTCATGCGCTTGTCGCCATCACGCAAGGTTCGGTCTATGCTCTGATACCGCTCTGAGCAGACAGCCTCATGCACGGCAAGCTTTGTTTCCAGTGAGTCCATGACCAAGCTCCTTTTTCATTCTTCAGATGCCGCTTCTGGCTCTTCCTGAACTGGAATTACTTGGCCCTTGGCTTCACTTTGAATTGCTGTAATCAAGTGATAGACATCTTGGTAGGGGCGTGTGCCAAGGTAGGCAAGCACCGAATTCAAAAGTTGTGTTGTGATTGAAATTTTTTCCATAGTTCACTCCAGAGTGTTAGTTCAAAAGATTTTTTTCTTCTTTGATGAGAAGTTGTTGCGGGGATGCCGAGTCCAATTCAATCCTCGAGGGATCTACATTTCCTATGATAATTGTTGCGTCTTGCGGGATCAACCCGACCTTTTGGAGCGCCTCAAAGGCCCCGGGGTACAGCATGGCGTTCCTCAGCTTGGCAGGGCTTGGATGGCCTGTAGCCAAGATCTCAGCGTGAATCTCTCTGGCAACCCAGACCGTAAACTCGTTTGCGGCATTGG